CAAAAATTAACTATGAGGGCAATGGGAACCAACGGGCCAACTTACCTAGTGAAGTTAATAAACCTGTTCGGCCTGCAACGCCTATAAAGTCTAAAGCAAAGACTACGCCAGTAGCGACAGCTAAGATTACTCAGCCTCAAATTAAAGAAGAAAGGCCAAGCGGTACTCTCAGAGATGGCTTGGCTACAAATAAAATTAAAACAACAATGGGTATAGAAACTGATGGCTATGGGGTTAATCAATCTGGATTTGCTGGCCCTTCTAGTACAAACAATGTTTTAGCAGTTAATAGCCCTAATAATAAAAGTCAAAACGATGGAGCAATGTTTCAAGCATCATTCCCATCTGAGCAGGCAAAGCCTTTACGGAGCGTTGAGCCTACCAATTTGCCAGCAAGAAACTATGGTGCGTTTGACAACGATACTTATCAGGAAAAGGCTAAATCAAGCAAAGACTCTATCATACCGACTGTTAGTGACAAATATCGCAATGATGAAGTTTCGTATAACCAAGCGTACTGGGCGGCTAGAAAAGAAGGTGGGGCCACTCCATCTGAGTTAAAAGCTGAGATGGATGCTATCGGAATGAAAAAAGCATACAGCGGTGACCGAGTTATTACTCAGGACATGAAGCGTCAAGCAAGTGACGATCTAAGTCGCTTAACTGGATCTATAGCTACCATTCAAAATGGTGGCGTAACTAAAACTGATGGTGATGCATACGGATTGTTTGGTGAGCGACAAGACACGACCTACGATTATAAGGGCGGCCCATCTGTAGTAACTCGCTCTAATGACCCTAGTTTGTTTGGCGTAAACTTTGGCGATAAAACATCAACGACTTTTGTTAATGGTGTAGAAGTCGCTACAAAAACAGGCAGAGATCCACTAGGTAGAGATGCAAAGGTTACTAGGCCCGATGGTTTAGCCAAAGGTATTAATGACCGAGTTGAAGCCTCATCTGATCCAATTAAAGAAATATCAGACATTGATAATCAAATTAAGACTGAGACTGACCCAGCTAGATTAAAAGCTTTACACAAGCGCAGACTAATGCTGATGAGAATGAATCGAACAAATACTAGATTCGCAGGCTTACTTGGCGAAGCTGACACGAAACGCACTAACTTAATGAGTATTTCATAATGTATGAAAAAGAAGCTGGCCCAATTATTCAAAAGAATATAACGCCAGAGGCGTTGCTAAAAAGATATGACCGACTTAAAGGTGACCGGGTTAACTGGGATCAACTTTGGGAAGAGTTGGCAATTTATATGTTGCCGGGTAAAACTGACTTTGTAACAAAATCAGCATCAGGCTCAAAACGGGCAGCACAGGTCTATGACTCAACAGCTATACACGCACTACAGATATTGGCAGCTTCCCTTCATGGCTCACTCACTAGCCCATCGACCAAGTGGTTCGGGTTGCGGTTTAGGGAAGATCAACTGAATGAGAACAAAGAATCTAAAGATTGGTTAGAACAGTGCAGTAAATCAATTTTTCAAGAGTTTGGTAAATCTAACTTCTCAACTGAGGTTGCTGAAGCGTATCAAGATATGGTCGGGTTTGGCACAGCAGTATTGCAGTTTGACGTAAAAACCACAGGTGCTGACTTTGATGGATTTAATTTTAGGGCGTGTCACTTAGCAGAGGTTGTTGTTGCTGAGAGTGAAGATGGTCGCATTGATACAGTTTTCCGCAAGATCAAACTTACAGCAAGGCAGGCTTATCAGAAGTTTGGTAAGGATTGTGGCGATAAGGCTATGAAAGCTTTAGAGACTGACCCTGATAAGCAATTTGAATACATACAGGCAGTTTTCCCCCGTGAGCTTGAATCTGAACCAGCATTAGTTGCGCCTCCTAATATGCGTCCTTGGGCTTGTTACTTTATCAGCGTGATCGATAAAAAGATCTGCAAGGAATCTGGTTACTATGAGTTGCCATTCATGGCCCCTAGATGGTCTAAAACAACAGGTGATGTTTATGGATTTGGCCCCGGTTGCATAGCTCGACCTGACGTTAAGACGTTAAACGAAGCCAGAAAACTTGCAATGAAAGCGTGGGAAAAATCTATTGACCCTCCACTAAAAGCGATGCAAAACGGAATACTAGGCAAAATAGATATGCGTCCATCTACAGTAACGTATGTGCGTGATATGAATAATCTTGAGCCGATAGTTAATGCTACTAATTGGAATGCAGATACGCTAATGCTTGGGGATGTTCGTGCATCAGTCAGGCGCATATTCTTTAGTGACCAGCTTGAGTTAAATGACGGCCCTCAAATGACAGCAACAGAGGTTCAAGTACGTTATGAACTAATGCAGCGTTTGCTAGGCCCGACTCTTGGACGCTTACAGTCTGAGTTCTTAAACCCTATTGTTGAACGAGCTTTTTATTCAATGCTTAGAGGAAATGTTTTACCCCCAATGCCCGACATATTGAAAGAGGTGGGAGGTGACCTTGATATTGAATACGTTGGCCCGTTGGCTCGATCTCAAAAAATGGAAGAGGTAACGGGAATCCAAAGGGCTATTGATGGGATTATGCAACTTGCACAAGTAAACCCGGAAGTTTTAGATATTGTTGATGTTGATAAAGCAGGCCGGACTATAACAGATCGCTTAGGTGCGCCTGCTGATATTTTACGAGGCGATGAGCAAGTAGCTGAAATGCGTCAATCACGCCAGCAGCAGCAGCAACAACAGGCTGCAATGGATCAGGGCCAGCAAGAAATCGCTGGTGCTCAACAGGTAGCTGACTTGGAGCAGACTGTAAATGGATCAGTTTAGTAAAGATGTAAAAGAATTATTTAACAGTAAAACAGGTGAGCGAATGCTTGCCAACATGAAGTCGGCATATGGTGATCGAATCTCGTTTACTAAATGCCCCTACGAAGCGGCTTATCGTGAGGGTCAGCGGAGTATCTATTTAGAAATTGCGAACATTGTGGAGAAAGAAAATGAGTGAAGTAGCAGCAACTGAATCAGTAGTAGAGGCGACCGAATCATGGCGCTCAGGGCTATCGGAAGAATACCGAGGTAATGAATCTTTATCTCAAATCCCAGACCTAAACACGTTAGCTAAATCATATCTGGACGCGCAGCAATACGCAGGCGGTTCTATTCGCATACCGAGTGAAGAGGCAAGCACAGACGATTGGGCGGCTTTTAACCAGAAGCTTACCGATAAGGTTCCTACGCTGTTAAACCTACCTAACGATGAATCTGAAGCTCGTAATGCAATGTACGCGCGTCTTGGTCGTCCTGACACTAAAGATGGCTACCAAGTCGAAGGTGCTGACCCTGACTTTTTGGAATGGGCGCATGATAACGGGCTATCGACTGCACAAGTTAAAGCATGGCAAGAGAATACCCAAGGACAAAACAATCAAGACGCTGAAAATAGTGACGCAGAAATGCAGGCGGCTAACGATTTACTTAAAAAAGAATGGGGTCACGCTTATGATGCAAAGCTGTCTCAGGCTAAAAATGCAGTAATGGCGTATGCCGATGCAGAAACACAGCAGTTCCTGCTCGACAGTGGTTTAGCTAACAACGCTGGCATGATTCGTTTAATGGCTGGAATTGGGGCAACTCTTACTGAAGAGCAGTCGGCTGGCATGGAGTCTGGATCACGATTTACTTTATCGCCTACAGAGGCAATGGATCGAATAAGTGAAGTCAGGCGCAACACCGACCACCCTTACAATATAAATAATCATCCGCAGCATAGGGCTGAAGTAGAGAAGATGGAAAGGCTCTACACACAAGCATATCCAGAAGAGGTTTAATTTCTAATAACCGCGCGAAAATACACGATCATCTAATCCAACAGGGTAGCTAAACATAGTCCTGTGGGTTAGATGGGCCGTTTCTCATATCTCGTCAAAGCAAGCGTTATTGCCAGTTAAGAGTCCCGTTAGGGGTAGCTCAAAACGCCAATTTCAATTGCCAATTTCGGAGAATGAATCATGGCTAATACAATTTCAAAAGCATTTGTTCAGCAGTTCCAAGATAACTTAATTCACTTAGCACAACAGAAGGGTTCACGCTTACGATCTGCTATTAACGAGCAGTCAGTAACGGGCGAGAAGCATAATTTTGACCGCATCGGCACAGTAGCCGCTATTGTCAAATCCTCACGCCACACAACCACTCCAGTTCTTGAAGTACCACACTCTCGTCGTGTTGTCTCAATGACGGATTATCACTGGGCCGACCTCATCGATGACGAGGACAAGGTTCGTATGTTGGTAACTCCTGAGTCGCATTATGCAAAATCAGGTGCTAACAGTATGGCTCGTGCTATAGACGACCTAATCATTGCAGCCGCCACAGGTAACGCAGTCGATGGTGCTGGCACAAACGTAGCTTTGCCTGCTGGTCA